AAGCGTGGACATTATGCTCCGCAGCTTGGAGGCAATGGGCCTGGACCTGTCGGGCGTCGAACGGTTCAGCCAATTCGATTCGCGTAGCTCGCAGCACGTTTCATTCGTCGGCCAAAACGTCAGCGTCGTATGCGAGTACGAATCGGCCAACGGCAAGACATACGAACGCTGGAGCGCACCGTACACGCCGACCGCCAAGGTCGCCGAAACGCTCGATGTTGCCAGCATCCGTAAGCTGGACGCGATGTTTGGGAAGAAGCTCAAGGGGCGCATGCCCCCGGCACCGAAACCGGAAGCGAAGCCGGCAGAAGCGACAGGTGTGAACAAGAGCCAGGTCGCGCAGGCGCGTGCTGCCAACGAACAGGCGGCGGAACCCGGGGCCGACCCGGAGATCCCGTTTTGAGCGAACACGCCGGCAACCTAGCCGGCGCGTGCGGTGGCGACGGCCGTGGCCTGCTGACTTGGCCGAAACGTCGCGGCAGCAACCCGCCGTTTTCGGGGCGTGTGCCCCACGGCGGGACGGACCTGCGGAACTCGGACGCTGACCACCGAGTAGCCGCCAGCCGGTGCGAGCCCGGCAAGGTCCACTATGAACCCTACCGCCAACCGCCTGCGAGAAGCCGCTGCGTTGCTCAGGCGGCGTTGTTGCGCGACTGAGGTACTTCGGCTCGCTGGGCTGGCGCGGCGTTACGGCGCAACGGTAGCGGCTCTGGCGGAGTGCATGGGGCGGCGGTGGGCGGTATCCACAGTGCGGGCGGCCGTGCTGCGGCTGCGTTCGCTGGGTCTGTTGGAGCCGGCCGGTAGGCGGCGGTGGCGGGTGGCGTGAGGCGACAGGGAGGGCGATTCAGGATGGCTGGCGACTATCCAAAACGACCGAAGTTTTTTGCTCATCGCGTCGTGCGGCTCGCGTTTAAGACGTGTCTGGCTCAAGAGCTTGGGCCGACTGCCACAATGCTCGTGATCTTTGTCGCCCACACGGAAGATGCCAAGCACTACAGCGCACCTCCGACGTTCTACAACTCGCAATTATTGCCCGTTCTCGGTATCCAAAAATGGGATACGCTCGATAGGGCACGTCGGGATGCAGTCGCGGCCGGGTGGTTGCACTACGAAGCCCCGCCCAAAGGGTCTCGGCGACACCCCGGAACCTACTGGTGCGACATACCAAAACGGTTCCTTGACCTGGACGACCAGCCCAGCGACGAACACACAGACGATACCCACCAAACGGATACAGTGAGTCGCAAAGCATACCCGCGAAACGGATATGGAAGCGGGGATGGAATGGTATATGGAGCCGGGGATAGAAGCGGGGATGGAAGCGGGGATGGAATGGGGGAACTTCCTACCCGTACCCGTACCCGTCATCCTGACCCGTTACCCCCTAAATCCCCCAAGGGGGACTTGGCGGGAAAGTTACGCTACTGCGTTCTGTTCGATCAGTGGTGGTCGATCTACCCACGCCGGGAAGGCAAGGCCAAAGCCTACGACGCCTGGAAGAAGGCGGGCAAGGCAATCAAGGCAGACAGGGGACTAACCTCGGCGGAGGCCGCTGCGTTCCTGATCGAACGTGTTACCGTCTACGCCGCCAGCCCACGGGCGACCAAGAGCGACCCGTCGAAGATCCCGCACGCGGCGACCTGGCTGAACCAAGGTCGGTACGATGACGACGACGCGGCTTGGCTGGTGCCGCTGACGGACAGGCACGCGGAGGCGCAGAACAACGGCGAACTGACGCTGGCCGATTTCGACTTTGGGGACGGCAAATGACGCAAGACGAATACCTCGATTGGTTCCGGCACCACCTGGCCGCCTTTCCGGGCCTGGGCGGCTGGCTGGCGAAAGTCACGTCCGCGGCCGAGGACGGCATGAAACCGACACGCAAGCAAATCATGGAACGCTGGTATCGGGCGTTGGAGCGAATCCCGCTGGCCAAGGCCAAGGCCGCCACCGACGCCATGCTAGCCGGCGACCTGGACGAGCCGCGCAGTTTCGACCGCCACCCGGCCGCGATTCGGGCCTGGGCCAACGGCCACGCCGACCGTGCCGTTAAAAGTCGCCACGTTGCGCCTGACGGGCGCGAGACGTTCGCCTGCCTGGACTGCCTTGATACCGGCCTAGTCACCGTATGGCACAGCACAGCGATTCAGGCGGCACGTAAAGGAACACTCGGCGAACCGCGAACCCTCTACACCTGTGCCATGCCATGCCGGTGCAAGGGGGGGGACTTGTTTGCGAAAGTGTTGCCGAAGTCGGGGCGGTTCAACCCGGAGCGGGTTGTTGCTGTGCGGCGGTTCACGCCGCTGCGGGACCAGGTGGAGGAGCTTGCTGAACGGGTGGCGATCATGGACAGCGAAGCCGTGAAGGCGAAGTCGAACTACTGCCCGGAGTTTGATTGACGTGAGACTACCGCCGAACCTGATAACAAACCGGACGACCAAGCTGCCTGGCGCGCCGCAGGACAGGAAGCCGTTTTGCTCCGGTCGCACGACACGGAGAGAGCCGGGTGCGATGAACAAGACTGAGGCTCGGTTTGCTGAGATGCTCGAAGGTAAGCTGCGGCGCAACGAGATTGCGTGGTACGGGTTCGAGGCCGTGCGACTGAAACTGGCGACGAAGACGTACTACACGCCGGACTTTGTGATCTTGCACAACGACGGCACGCTTGAGTTTGCGGAAGTCAAAGGCCACTGGGAGGACGACGCGAGAGTGAAGATCAAGGTGGTCGCCAAGATGTTTTGGATGTTCACCTTTCGCGCCTATAAGCCTGTGGCACAGAAGCACGGCGGGGGCTGGGAAACCGAGGAGTTTGGTAAATGAAGACGAAAGGACAGGAACGGGCGCGAGAGTGCAGGAAGTTCCGCGAGGCGCTGATGCAGCGAGTCGGGCGTTGCGATATATGCCTGCACGATCCGAAGCGGGTGCGGCCGAGTGACATAGCGTGGGAGATGTGCGTTCACGAAATTGCCAGAGGGACTCACAGGCAGAAGGCGCTCGACAAGCCGTTTGCGACGTTGGTGCTCTGCTATCTATGCCATTACGAGTTGCACAACGGCAAGACATATTGGACGGAGGCGATGCAGTTGGCCGTCTTGAAGAAGCGACGGCCAGCGGACTACGACTTGGCGGCCTACAACCGGCTGATCGGGCTGGGGCCGAACCGGATCACGGAAGAGGACGTGAGCAGAGCATGATCCAGACACCCACCATACCAGCCGTCAACGTCCTGGCCCTCGTCAAGCAGGGGCCGCCGAGCGAGCAGTACGTGATCCTATTCCGCGACGGCTGTGAGTCGGAAGTGCGTCGGCAGTTGGGGCTGTGGGCGTCGGAGCCTGAGTTGTCGTTTTCGTGGTTTGACGCGGCGAAGGCGAATCAGCGGTTGAGGGAAGGCTTGGGATGAAGAGTTTGTTTGGTGACGAGATACCCGACGAGCCCCTGCACATGCGACGTGACATCGCGCACGCAGCCCCAGTGGGCACCGGGCCTGAAGGCGAGACATGCCGAAACTGCCGGCACTATACGCGCATCGAGTACGGCAGGGTGTACCTCAAGTGCGGTTTGATGCGCGTGTATTGGACGCACGGGCCTGGGACGGACATTCGAGCGAAGGACGCAGCGTGCCGGAAGTTTGAGCCGGCGAGGGAGGAGCAATGCACATGACCTACGACGAATTCCTGCACGCGAAAACGCAATCGGTTGGCGACGGCGGGTTTGAACCGCTGTGGATGCCGGATTGGCTTTATGGGTTTCAGCGGGTGCTAGTCGAATATGCCTGTCGCAAGGGCCGTGCTGCGATATTTGCGGATTGCGGACTCGGAAAAACACCCATGCAACTCGTGTGGGCCGAGAACGTAGTACGCAAGACGAACCGCCCCGTGCTAATCCTTACGCCCTTGGCGGTGTCTGCTCAAACCTGCGAAGAGGCCGCGAAGTTCGGCATTGAAGCGGAACGCTCAAGGAACGGCACGTTTCACGGCAAGATCGTGATTGCGAACTACGAGCGACTTCATTACTTCAACCGCAGTGATTTTGCGGCGGTTGTATGCGACGAGTCCAGCATCTTGAAGAACTTTGACGGCGTGACCAAGAGGGCCGTGACGGAGTTCATGCGGACGATGGAGTATCGGTTGCTGTGTACGGCAACAGCCGCACCTAATGACTTTGTGGAACTCGGCACATCATCAGAGGCGTTGGGCTACCTCGGCTACCAAGACATGATTACGAAGTTCTTCAAGCAAGACACGATCAAGGATTATTTGGGATGGGGTCGGGCGAAGTTCCGTTTTCGCGGCCATTCCGAAGTTCCGTTCTGGCGGTGGGTCTGTTCCTGGGCACGCATTTGCCGCAAGCCGTCCGACCTGGGATTCGATGACGGGCAATTTGTGCTGCCTCCGCTGATCGAACGTGAAGCACTCGTTGAGAATAGCACCCCACGCGATGGGATGCTGTTCGCCGTGCCAGCCAAGACGATGGATGAGCAACGCGAGGAACGGCGAATTACGCTCAATGAGCGTTGTGCAAAAGCCGCCGCAATGGCGATGGAACACGATGGGGCGACTGTGTTGTGGTGCCACCTGAACCCGGAAGGTGATTTGCTTGAAAAGACGATTGACGGGGCAAAGCAAGTCTGCGGCTCAATGGACGACGACGAAAAGGAAGAGCGTCTACTCGCGTTTCAGTCCGGTCAGATCCAGCGGCTAGTGACAAAGCCGAAGATCGGATGCTTTGGCCTGAACTGGCAGCACTGCCACAACGTCATCACGTATCCTTCGCACTCGTGGGAACAATACTATCAGCTCGTGCGTCGGTGCTATCGCTTTGGCCAGTTGCATCCGGTGACCGTCACGACGATTACGACGGAAGGCGAAGTCGGCGTGATGAAGAATCTGCAACGCAAAGCGGAGCAGGCGAGCCGCATGTTTGAGGCCCTCGTGGCCCATGCGAACAACGCATTGGCCATTGACGCTGGATGCAAGTTTGATCGAGAACTAAAGGTGCCGGCATGGCTGTGAAAGAGTGGTATGTGATATGTCGCTGTGGTGCGAAGTGGTTTAGTCCGCAAAGGCGTACTCGTTGCCCGCGATGTGGACGCAAGCGAATCGGCAACGAAAAACTAGTCCCCCCCTGGAAAAGCAAGGAAGTTCAATGTCCGTCATCGACCAAGTAATTACCGAGAGTTACGCGTTGTACAACGCAGATTGCTGCGAAGTCCTGCCGATGTTGCCCGACGCGTCGGTGCATATGTCGATCTATTCTCCGCCGTTCGCAACTGAGATTGGAGGTTGCCTGTATCATTATTCGTCGAGCGAACGCGACCTGTCGAACTGCCGAGACTATGACGAGTTCTTTGCCCATTACGAATTCATCGTAAAGGAAATTGCCCGCGTGACGATGCCAGGTCGGATTTCAGCCGTGCATTGCATGGACATTCCGAAGAACGGAGCGAACATCGGCGGACACATCGACTTTGCGGGAGACATTATCCGTCTGCACCAGAAGCACGGCTTCGAGTACACGCCGCGTATCTGCATCTGGAAAGAGCCGCTTGGCGTTCGCAATCGCACAATGGCTAAGGCCCTGGCTCATCGAACCATCGTAGAGGACTCGACGCAGGCCAACATCGCGTCGGCGGATTACCTCATTCCGTTTCGCAAGATCGGGACAAACCCGATTCCGGTATCGCATCCCACGGGACTAGAGCGATACGCTGGGGAACGCCAGATGCCTGCCGACCTGTTGCAGTACAGGGGGTATCGCGGCAATCAGATTGAGAACAGATATTCGCATTGGATTTGGAGGCAATACGCCAGTGCATTTTGGGATGATATCAGGGGCAACACTGGCCGCAAGGTTAACAAGGACGCTCCAAGGCGTGACAGGGGAGTTCTGGAGTACGAGCCTGCCCGCGATGCAGACGATGAAAAGCACGTCCACCCGCTGCAACTGGACGTGATTGAGCGTGCGTGCGTGCTGTGGTCGAACCCCGGCGAGACGGTGCTGACGCCGTTTATGGGCGTCGGCAGTGAAGTCTATGGGGCCGTCGTCAATGGCCGGCGTGGAGTTGGGATTGAGTTGAAGCCGTCGTACTACTCGCAGTCCGTGAAA